GTACAAATAACTTAGGTACTCAATGGTACACTAACGGATCACTTTCTTTTGACGGTCTACCAATATTCTTGGCTAACGGTTTAGCAAATAACACTGGTTTAGCTTCTCAAAGTTCAAACTTACATTTCGCAACTGGATTGTTAAATGACATGAATAACGTGTCTTTGATAGACATGTCACCAATTGACGGAAGTATGAATGTACGTGTAGTAATGAGATTTACAGGAGACGTTAAATACGGATTCGCTGAAGATGTAGTTACTTACGGAATAGTTAACTCTGCTAACTAAAAAACCAAAAACTATAAATAAGGGTGGTGCAAAATACACCACCTTTTTTTTTGTTAAACTTTAAAAAATAATAAAATGAGCTGTGATATAACAAATGGTAGAATAGAACAATGTAAAGACTCCGTTTCGGGGTTGAAAGCTATTTACTTTATCAATTACGACGACTTAAATTCTGACGATGTTACATACGATGCAACGGACACGGATTTAATTACTGACTGGACTCCACTTGGCGCAAGTGCTATGAACTTGTATAAATACGAATTGAAAGGAGCTAACAGTTTTGAAACTACAATCAATTCTTCAAGAGACAACGGTACTACTTTCTTTCAACAAACTTTGACTATCCAATTAAAAAGACAAGACGTTACAACGCACAAAAACGTTAAACTACTTGCTTACGGTAGACCAAGAATCGTTGTTAGAACAATGACCGATCAATTCTTTTTGATGGGCTTGACGCAAGGGGCCGACGTGACAGCCGGTACAGTTTCCAGCGGCAGTGCCTTAGGCGATTTTAATGGGTACAATTTAACTTTCGAAGCGATGGAAGTTTCACCGGCTAATTTCCTTGACGTAACAGATGAAAACGGATTAAAAGTTTTATTTGAAACTGGAGCTGGTACTGATGCAACAATAGTTACTTCTTAATTTCCTTCATATACTTGCATACAATTAACCCTTACTTTGGTAGGGGTTTTTTGTTTTACGGTACAAAATCAACCTCTAATCGTTTATAATATATGATTATTCTAACTACTTCAACAAACGATCAAAGCTTTGTGTTTATTCCACGAAGTAAAGATTTTGATTACGTAGCTATTACGGACGATCAAACTAACGTAACAACTGAAATAGATACTTATACCCATACGGAGGGCGACTATTACGATACGTTTGAAGCTGAATTTAATTTAGTAGAAAATCATTTTTACGATTTGGTATTTATTAACGGTGCGGTCGTAGTTTATAAAGATAGGATATTTTGTACTAATCAAAATGTTAATACCTTTACAGTGAACAAAAACCAATATACGGCTAATAATACCACGAATGAATTTATAGTTTATGAATAATATACACGTTTTAGAATTAAGTACATACACAACGCCAATAATTCAGGAGTCTAAACGAGATGCTTGGGTAGAATTTGGCGAGGATAATAATTACTTTCAGTTTATTATAGATAGATACGTTAATTCAACGACTAACAGCGCGGTAATTAATAATGTAAGTAGATTAATATACGGACGTGGATTGAGTGCGTTAGATGCTAATAAAAAGCCAAATGAGTACGCTCAAATGATGGCTTTGTTTAATGCTGATTGTATTCGTAAAATAGTTTTGGACCGTAAAATGTTCGGGCAATTTGCTATGCAAGTTCACTACGACAAGGCGCATAAAAAGATTCTTAAAGCATATCACATACCTGTTAATTTGTTACGTGCTGAAAAGTGCAATAAAGACGGTGAAATAGAGTGTTATTACTATTCAGATAATTGGGAAGATGTAAAGAAATACGCACCTAAAAGAATCCCAGCTTACGGATATTCTAACGAACAAGTAGAAATACTTTATTCTAAACCGTATGCGGTAGGAATGAAATATTACGCTTTGCCTGATTATCAAGGTGGTTTACCCTACGCAAAGTTAGAAGAAGAAATTGCTGATTATTTAATTAACGAAGTACAAAACGGTTTTTCAGGAACTAAAGTAGTAAACTTTAATAACGGAGTGCCAACAGAAGAGCAGCAACAAATAATCAAATCAAAAGTATTAAGCCAATTAACTGGCTCACGTGGTCAAAAGGTAATAGTTGCATTCAATAATAACCAAGAGTCTAAAACTACGGTAGATGATTTACCGTTAAACGATGCGCCAGAACACTACACTTACTTAAGTGAGGAGTGCGTTAAAAAGATTATGTTAGCGCACAACGTTACTTCACCACTTTTATTTGGATTAGGTTCGGCAAATGGATTTAGCTCGAATGCTGATGAGTTAAAGAACGCTTCAATTCTATTTGATAATATGGTAATTAAACCTATTCAAGATCAAATAATAGATGCTTTTGATAAAATTTTAGCTTACAACGGAATTAGTTTAAAGTTATTCTTTAAAACGTTACAACCTTTGGAGTTCGTAGATTTAGAAAACGCACAAACGGAAGAACAAGTAGCTGAAGAAACGGGAACGGAGCTAAGCAAAGAAATACAAATAGCACAAGCGTTAATTGATTTAGGCGAAGATATACCCGAAAACTCGATTTTAATAGATGAATATCCTGTTGACTATGATTCGGACGACCAAGAGAACGAAACGCTTTCTAAAGAGCCAAAACAGTCTTTATTAAGTAAAATAGTTAACTTAGTTTCAACGGGTGACAATAGACCGAACATAAGAAGCGCACAAGATGAAGTAATAGACGGTGTTAAGTTTTTAACTCGATACGTTTACGCTGGTAAAAGTTCTGATAATACGCGTGAATTTTGCCGTAAAATGATAGCGGCTAATAAGATTTACCGTAAAGAGGACATTTTAAAAATGGGTTCTGAATCAGTTAATCCGGGATGGGGCCCGAAAGGAGCTAATACATATTCAATTTGGTTTTATAAAGGCGGTGGTAACTGTAACCACAGATGGAATAAACAAGTATATGCTACATTTATCGGAAAAGCAATTGATGTTAACAGCAAAGAGTTAAAACAAATAGCGGTACGTAAAGCTGAAAAGTTAGGTTATGTTGTAAAGAATGATTCTAAAGTTAGCCAATTACCAAAGGACATGCCTAATAACGGATTTTTACCAACGAATAAAAGAAGGAAATAATGGCAGAAGCACTTTTAATAACAAGAAACGACGTCGTTAAGTTCACTGCAATGAACGGTAACGTAGATACGGACAATTTTATTCAGTACGTTAAAATAGCTCAAGACATTCATATACAAAATTTCTTAGGTACTGATTTACTACAAAAATTACAAGCTGAAATTATTTTAGCTACTTCAGGAATACCAACTGCAATAACAGTAAGCAATCAAGGAACGGGATATACTACGGGAACGGCTGTAAATACAACGAGCGCAACGGGAACGGGTTTAAAATTGAATATTACAGCTCCTTCTGGTTTAATTACAAACGCTACAATAAATACAGCTGGCACGGGTTACAAAGTAGGAAATACGGCAACTGTTTCGGGCGGTACAAATGGAGCGGTTACAATAGCTTCGATATACACAATACCAACGGACTATAATAATCTTTTAGTTAACTATGTTAAACAAATGCTTATACACTGGGCAATGGTTGAATACTTACCTTTTGCAGCTTATACAATAGCTAATAAAGGGGTGTATAAACACAATTCAGAAAACGCAACTAACGTAGAAAAAGTTGAAATTGATTTTTTAATTGAAAAGGAGCGAAGTATTGCACAACACTATACTGAAAGATTTATAGAACATATAAGTTTTAATAACGACAAGTTTCCTGAATACAATAGTAATTCAAATGGGGATATGTACCCAGACACAAACAACAATTATCAAGGCTGGTATTTATGAAGAAATATAAACCGAAACAAGAAAACATAAAGAAATTAATAACGTATTTAAACAAGCAAAATGGCGAACGTAAAGATAAGTCAGTTAACAGCGAAAGGAAGTAATTTAGAGGCTTCTGATAGGCTTGCAATTGCACAAGATACTGGAGGCGGTACTTTTGCGAGTAAGTACGTTACGGGCGCTGAAGTTCGTAACCGTGCTAAAAATACTCAAACTTCGCAGCATACTTTATTATTAAGTGATGCTAATAAGGTAGTAGAGTTAAATTTTTCAAGTGGAAATAATTTGATTATTCCAACTAATACAGCGGTTGCTTTTCCTTCGGGAACTATTATAACTTTGGCACAATACGGAACGGGGCAAGTTACTATAGTAGCTGATACGGGCGTAACTTTAAGAAGTAGTGGAGGTAAGACTAAAACAACAGGTCAATATTCAGTAGCTACTTTGTACAAAAGAGATACAAACGAATGGTATTTATACGGAGATATAACAACTTAGAAAATGGCAAATGCAAATGGATGGGGTGACGGTGCCTCAAATAATGACATAGGATGGGGGCAAGGTGCTGATAATGCAATCGGTTGGGGTTCGGTTTATTCCGTTTCTGAAGCTGGTGCAACTGATATTATAGGGGCAGTACCTTTTGATACGGATGCACAAGCATTTATAACAGCGGCTGCAATAACAGACCCTACTCAACAAAGCGCTATTAATACTTTAGTAGTTGACTTGAAAGGTTATAATATTTGGACTAAATTTTCTGCAATTTACCCAATAGTAGGGGGCACGGCAACAACGCATAAATTTAATTTAAAAAATCCTTTAGATACAAATGCAGCGTTTAGATTAGTGTTTAGTGGTGGCGGTACACATTCCGTAAACGGATATCAAACAAATGGAGTTAATGCTTTTGCAGAAACAAATTACAACCCTTCTGTTAATTTAACTGATATAAACAGCAATCACATTTCAATATATTCACGAACTAATAATGTGGGTGGTATTGATATGGGCGGTGGGTTTGGTTCTGTATTAGTTGACCTTGAATTAAATTACGCTCCAACTTCTTATAATTGGAATATGGCAGCTAATTTTAGTCATACTAATTCTAATTCGTTAGGTCATTATATTAATACAAGAACGGCATCTAATGCGTTTAAATTACTTAAAAACGGAAGTACTGTTTTAGGTAGTTCAACTGGTGCGGCTGGAGCTACAAAACCAAATATAACTTACCATATTGGTAAACGTAATTACGATCTTCTTTGGACAAATAGACAATATTGTTTTGCCTCAATAGGTGACGGTTTAACAGATGCAGAATCACTTAACTTTTACACAGCGGTACAAGCATTTCAAACAACTTTAGGACGTAACGTATGAAACTAAATGAATTAACAGCAGAACAAAGATTAACTTATGTAGGCTTGCTTACTGAGTTACAAAAAGACGAATTAGTAGGTCAATGGTACGCACCCGACAGCTACTTCAATCCTATTCAAGACCTTAATGATAATTGGATTATATCAATTGAAGAAATGGAGCAATGCGTTAACCCTAATTATCTTTGGGTTAAAGACCTTGAATTAATTCCTTACGAACCAAAACCAACACCACCACCTTTTAACATATGAAAATGATACCTATTACACAATTTATTGAAGTGATTAAAAAACAAGGCGCAATCGGAGTTTTAGCCTTATGGTTAGCTTACACGCATTTTGAAGTGCAAGATGTGAAAGCACGTTTGTACAACTGTTTAGATAAAAACGAATACTACAATAGAAAACCTATTGAAGAAAAACAGCCACAAGCTCCGATTATAAAATCTGACACGGTTGCGGTACTTGATAATAAAAATCGTAAATTAGCGAAAAAATAATTATGAAGCTAACAAACAATTTTAGTTTAAACGAGTTCAACAAGCATAATTTTACCGTTCC